AGATTGTGTTGCCGTAAATGTTGGCGTGAGCGCGGGCCGCACCGACACCGCAATGGTAGCCGTGGATCACGGTCAGCTTGCCGAGCTCATAGATGCCAAGCTCCGCATCGTAGGGCAGCATCGTCGCGCCAAGGCGCTTTATCATGCCCTCGACCCGCTTGATCCCATCGGCGGCGTAGTCGCGCAAGAGGCCGGTGGCGGACTCGCGGAAATCATAGAGACGCTCATCGTGATTGCCTCTTAGAAAAACCTTGGTCGTTCCGCCATCAAAGAAACGCTCTAAGAATCGAGTACCCCAGTCCCAGTCATCCTGTAAAGAGGCGTATTATTTCCAGATGGGACTTACCAGCTATTCCAGACACGCAACATCGGAGGACGATTCTATGCCGCAACAGAAATCAAAAGTTACTGACAGCAATTGGATTGCAATGTTTGCCGCCGAAATCAGGCGCAAGGAAACTTTGTTCCCACCGGACGCACTCACCATTGAACAGATCATGGCGTTGCGTAAATCCGCGTGTGTTTCTTGCTCGCGCACCCAGACGCAAGCGTTTCTAGCTAATGAGATAAAAGCTGGCAGAGTCAAACTCCTCAAGGGAGTTGCTCTTAAAAACAACAAGATCCAATCTACTGCCCGCTACGTCATCGCCTCCTAATGCGGGCCGAGATCACAGTCGAAACCCGGAGTGGGGAGACTGGGAATGAGCGCAATTATACTTATGTCTGTGAGTTTTCCGATAAAACCACACTCGAAACAGTAGAGGCGCACATAGCATCAATCGCTCGGCTGCTTGATCGCCAGGCCAGCGAAGCCATAGAGGATGATGACGACGACGACGAAAAGGAAGAATGGCAGCCGGCTAAGTGATCAGGATTTCAATCTCCGTCCTTTCTTCCGCTTTGGTTTTGACTTTTTGTTGGCTCGTTTCAATTCGCGCTCTGTCTGGCGCATCTGAAGGTAAGATTCCAGCGTAGCGGAGTGCGTCAACGTGCCACTTGGGTACGAGGTTATCGGTGTCGAGGAGTCGTGTTCGGAAGCTCGTAACGCGGACAACATAGAAGCCTGGATTGATTTCTTTAACTTGAGCCGTTGCCAATGCCCTAGCGCTAGCACCGCGTTTAGGCTTGGGAGTGGATGCTGGACTACTAGCCGGTAGTGGCCGAGTTTCAATGGCGGAGGCTGGGGGGATGTTGGCAAATCCATTAAGTCGGAGGAAGCTGGTTGAAGCTTGGGGGAACCTCTGTGAGAGGTCGATTTCGGTGCTGGCTCCATTTAGGTTCCTGGTTTCCATGATTTCATTTTCTGCATGATGTACTGCTGGAGATCTAAATCTATCGCAGCCCACTCGGTGTAAGTCTTGATGTACACGCAATCCGGCATCTGGTCTAGCAGATATTCGCGCCAGTTAGATGGCTCGCCGGCAACCGGGGCGGCAATGGGTGAGCGGTTACCGTAGACTGGCCAGTTGGCTCGGTCATCTAGATGCCGGCCAGCGTTATACCAGGACGATGGGTGCGGCACCTGGTCAAAAGTGGTGTCGCTGTTGAAGTCTTTCTTAAATCGATATGCCTTGGGCCAGGTCTTAACCGCGGCACAGTAGGCGCCGGTCGCCTCCATGATGGAGTCGGAATCACCACCAGCCCGGTCAATGGCATTGCTGATGGCTCGGAGGGCTAGCTCCCTGCCAACGTGGCGAGGGTAAGCGAGGTAAATTGCCTCGGCGTCGGGATGGATTGCAGTCCCACCCCGGCGCTTTTGGCTAGCGAAGAACGCATCGACGCTCTCAAACCACTCACGCTTGTTAAGCCGGCGGCCCAACTTGGCAGCGCGAGCGGACAGAGCTTCAAAGAGTTTTTCGCTTTGTTTCATCTTTAGAACGGAACGTCTTCGTCGTTGATCACTTCAACTGGGCCGGGCTTGGGGCGCGGTGCAGATGCGGAGTCTGGGCGAGCGGCTGGCTTAGGAGCCGGAGCAGACGGCGCCGCGGCAGCGGGCGGGGTGGCAGAACCTTCCAGCCGGATAGCTACGCGAGCGATGTTGCGAGCAACAGCAAACAGCTGCTCCGCAAACTCGTTGCCGGCTAAATACGCCAACTCCAACGAGCCATTGGCACCGATCAAAGCGCAAGCCTCCTTAACTGCCATGCCTGCTGTGGCGGGGTGCATCGTGCCTAAAGCAGCAGACGGTGCGCCTGGCTTGGGGATTGGCGCAAACGACCGAGTTACTGGCGTAGCAGCAGCAGCTGGAGCAGCCGGCGCCGCGGCGGCAAAGCGGGGGTCAGGTGGGTTTTTTGACAGCTTAAGCTTGCTGACTCCCTTGGGTGACTGGCCCACTACCTCGACGTAGACCTCTTGGCCTACGGCGAAGGGGGAGTTGGCAGTCTTATGGTTGGCTGTGCCAAGCACGCCACCAGCAAACTCGTAAACAAACACAAAGAACGTGCCGTTGGCAGTTTCAAATTGCCCGTCTGGGCGGATGTAGTCGATGAGCATTTTATTCATGATGTGGTATAAGGAAAGGTTATAGTAGTTTCCAACCTCTGACCTGGGCAAAGGCGACCAGGCGGTCTAAGATCTTGCCAACCGAGATACCGGATTGGCGCCAGACGTTGATCGTGTTGTTGGTTTCCTGTGCAATGGTAGGCCCATTGCACAAGCGGACGCGCAAGGAGCGCACCGCGGTTTTCTGTGTTCGTTTAGTCATGGTTTTAGTCATGGTAGTTGCGGTCTTTTTTGTTGAACATGGCTAGCTCACTTTCGTGGTCAGCCGTGCTAAAGTGGGAAATCCGGGCCGGCTTAGGAGCCCGGCGGCGGGCGCGATTACCAGCGCCCATTGGGCTGGTCTCTAGCTTCGACCAGATAAGAAGGCGTGCAGCCGTGATGGCTTGCTCGCGGAACAGCAGACCAGACCGCTTAGCTTGGGCGATCTGGACGAGTGTGGTGGAGGCGCCGGCCAGTACCTCAAAAGAGGAAAGGTGGATAGCGAGGGAGCGTGCGTTTGAGATCATGTGTTGGAGTGACGCCACTAAACTGGCATTGCGTGCAGTTGCGTGCAAGGAAGAAATCACTCCAAAACAAGATCAGTTCTAAAGCTGCTTAAATTGCAGCGGTTTACGATATGTTTTTATTTAGCATATCGGCCTCGGTCAGCTGCTCACGCGAGCAAACTTGCTCAAGGTTCTTGGCCCATTCGAGCAGTTCGGCATACTCTTTTTCAAGTCTAGAAAGCTTGATTTGAAGCTCACGGTTTTCACTCTGCAATTGCTCACACTTGACGACGAATAGTTTGACGTACGGATCCATGGTAGTTTAGTTGGTTAGGAGTTGCTGAAGGAGAGTTCTGAAAGCGAGGGCTGCTGTGGCGGGGACGACTCCGTTTCCGAGTAGTCGGAGTTCGTCAGTTCTATTGTCACAGGATTCACACAACTCGGCATAGTCCATCCCACCGGAAGACCCATCAGAGTCTCCACCCAACGTGGGTTCAGTTTGCCCGTTGAGGCTGCTTCGACCTCCACATTCAGTTGCTTGTACTGCACTATCGACGCATCCCGGTGACCGCTCTTGTGATCCTTGGCTTGTGGTGTCGCCCAGGACTCCCTGACTGCTTGTGCCGGCAGCGCATAGTTCCCCGCCGAGTCCCTCATGTTTGGGCCTGCGTGCTGTGGATCCGAGGCTTTTGGTGTCGCCCAGGCCTTCACTTGCAGCGTTAGCGGCATCGTTGCTACTGCTCCGGCTGCTTGTCTCAATGCCCATGTTGCAGGATTCTCGTCCGTTGTCTTCCCTGCTCTTGGAGTGGCCCACGACTCTAGGTGGTTCCCAACTGAACTGGGCATGACCGGGGCGGGCTGGCCAAGTTCCCCGCGTCGTGCCATTGCTGAAAGACTTTGGCCCATCTGTCCCTTGTTGAACAACCCCGCTTTCTCCGCTTCCATCGCACAGGGGGTTGGCCAATTGCCCATCTCTACTGAATTGACCGCTTCCGGTAATTGATCGCATCGACTCTTGCCATCTTTGCGAGTGTGCGAGTTCGGAGAGCAGCCCTTCCAGTCCCGCGCCATTGCGGTGGGCCAGGATGAAGACTCGCTTCCGGCGATGAGGAGCGCCGCATTCGCTCGCTGAGAATATGCCCCACGTTGCTCGGTAACCCAATCGTCCCAGGTCTTCGATGACGTCGGGCAAGCCCAACGTGATATGTCCCTCGACGTTTTCAAAGAAACATAGGCTGGGTCGCATTGCAGCAATTCCATCTGCAATCCATGGCCACAGGTGGCGGGGGTCGTTTTTGCCGAGTCGCTTTCCGGCGCCGGAGAAGGGCTGGCAGGGGTAGCCTCCAGAGAGGATATCCACTCTGCCAGAAAACTCGGCGTATGGGAATGTTTTAAGATCCGTCCAGATAGGTGCTGCGTCCATGAGTCCCGCTTCCATTTTTGCGACCAAGTTCGCGCAGGCAAAGGCTTCGATCTCACTAACAGCGATTGTTCGCAGATTTGAGATAACACGTTTGAGTCCGAGATCAATGCCTCCGTATCCGGCGCACAGGCTGATGTGGTTAAGTTGCGTGGTAGTATCCATGTCATGTGGGTGTGGTTGGTTAGTTGGTTGGCGTACCAGAGCTGGGGATCATCACGAAATCTGCTTCGTGATCATGCCGTTGCTTGCTGGAACAAAGCCACCAATACTGCACGCAATTGCACGCACAAGCACAAAGTGGACAAAAAAAGAAAAAAGATTGATGCGCGTTTTTTTAGTTGACCGCACGTTCTCGACCAGTCATCCGCTGCTGCCATGGTCGCTCCGCTTTCGACCAATGCCCCCTCTGGGAAATAGCGAACTCCAACCCGGCGATTACTAGGAAGCCGAGGCTCTGGTTCAGACTAACGGTGCCGAGGCTTGACCTATACAGACCCACCTCGGCGCACCCCAAAGGTGTTCTACGTTCCGGCGAAAGCTGGATGAAGACCGTAGCGAGCAGCCATCTGCTCAACCCCGAAATGGACGTATGCCGGGGGTATGCTACGGTGGAGGATCTCCTCCTGTTGAGGCTAGGCTAGACTTGAGCTAACGCTCTGCTAACTCGCTGACATTTCCCTCCTGCCGGGGTGAAGTGTCGGTGCATCGGCTGCCTTAAGCTTTCGCTGCTCTGCAAACTAAAACAGGAGACAAACTACAGACCCAGATGCAGTTCCAAGAATACGCCTACTTTAGCGTGGTATTTGACCGGGGGATGAGTAGTTCCTTTGCTTGTATGACAAACGAACTACCGACAGTTGACATTAACACGGCAATTACCGTCTCAGCTGCCAAAGAGGCCGGCTGGCACGCAATGACTTTGCCTTACAACCTCCCTTACGAAATGGAGATGATGCAGCGAGTCATAAGGGATCTGGTCAAGCGGTCATGCCGTTATGTCCTGGTGTCTGAGAAACGTGGAGTCGCAATCTGGCGCAAGTAACCCACCCATGAAACTCACGAACAAACAGGAACTGATCGACACCTGGGGTGCCGACATCTTTGTGCTGCCGGCTATCTTTGATCACGCCATCGTTGGCTTGATCGAGCGCAACTCGTCGTTGCCTTATCTCTGCTATGACCGGGCTGCGATCCACAACCAACTCCTTGAACAAGGCATGAACTCGGCGCTTGCGGATCGCTACATCGACACCTCGCTGCTAGGCCCGCGGGGCGTGCATTCTCCGGCCATGATCACCGTGTTTGAAGTTGCGGTAGACCCAGCCGTCATGCTTGCCCAGGAGTTCAGCGAAAACGTCAACCAAACCCAATGAGCAACATCACCAAACTAAATCCGTGGGCATTCCCTCATCGCGTTGAAGATGGCTGCGGCGGATATGAGCAGTTTGCCGGAATGACCTTGCGCGATTACTTCGCTGGCCAAGCCTTAGCAGGAGCAATGGCGTATGGTGTTGGCGGTCGCAAAGCTGAATGGATTGCAAGTGATAGCTACGACATCGCCGACGCCATGCTTGCCGAGCGCGCAACGAACCCTTTGCCAGAAACCCAAACCGTCAGCATTGAACAAATCCCATGAAAACACGCATAACAGAAATCACCATCATGCCAACCAATCGGGATCTTGATGATCCAATTGTCATTGGCATCAGTAATGTTGGAAACGAAGAAGAGTACCTTGTGGTCAACCAAGGCCGGCAAGATAACTTTAATGGGGTCTCATTGCAAATTACTGAGGAGAACTGGCCGTCTGTCCGGGCTGCAATAGACACCATGATCAACCTTTGCAACGTCCCAGAGGAGGAAGAGAAAGATGAGGATAAGCCCAAAGTGCATCCTGTTTTTGCTAAGACAGACGAATAGACAGAACTTATACAAAAGCACTTGACAGATTAGACATCCGGTTGCAGTAAGGAAGCACAAGCAAACCTCGACCGCATATTGGAGTTGATCTTTGCGCCCTGAGTCTTAGCTGGCTCAGGGCTTTTCTATCTAATGAAACCGCAACATCTAACATTCGCAGACGCAATCATAGCTGGCACAGGCCCACTCGACGCCTATCTGCAAGCTGGTTATAAAACGTCTAATCGCACCTTCGCATCGATTGCCGCTCAGCGGCTGCTCAAGCGCCCCGACATCTCGGAGTACATTGCCGGCGGGAGACAGGTTGCACAGGTCACAGCAGAATGGAAACGGGAGGCAATGCTCCAGACGCTACGCGAGATAGCTGAGTCACCGGATACCCCTGCCGCGGCACGCACCGGAGCCATCACCCAGGCATCCAAGATGCTGGGGCTTGATGCGCCGGCCAAGGTGGAGCATTCCAATGAGGTAGTGATCAAATGGATGTCGTAATCCCGTACGCACCGAGACCAGCGTTCCTCCCGTTTCACAATCGGACTGAGCGTTGGGCTGTGCTGGTTGTCCATCGTCGCGGCGGCAAGACGGTGGCTGTGATCAATGACCTGATCAAACGTGCGCTGCAATGCCCACTTGAGTCACCGAGATACGGCTACGTTGCGCCCACTTACAGCCAGGCTAAGGACGTTGCGTGGCTTTACCTCTGCAAGTACGCCGCACCCATCCCAGGCATTACCATTAGTCAATCTGAACTGAGCGTGACGCTGCCAAACGGGGCGAGAATCCGGCTATACGGTGCAGACAACTATGAGCGGCTCCGCGGCATCTACCTTGATGGTTGCGTGATCGACGAGTCAGCTGACATGGCGCCGCAAGCCTGGTCTGAGATCCTACGCCCGGCACTAGCTGACCGTCAGGGGTGGTGCGTCTGGATTGGTACGCCAAAAGGTCGTGACGCATTCTGGCGGTTATGGCGGGACGCTCAGCTGGATGCCAGCGTCTACAGTCTGCTGTTGCCGGCCAGCGTGTCAGGGCTGCTGCCAGAGGCCGAGTTGATCAGCGCCCAGCGGGCCATGATCTCCATCCAAGGTGAAGCGAGAGGCAAAGCAGTCTATCTGCAAGAGTTTGAATGCAGCTTTGAGGCGCCGACACCAGGATGCATCTACGCCGCCGCAGTTACGCTTGCTCGGTCGCAGCAACGCATCACCGAACACGTCCTGCTTTACGAGCATTCTCCAGTCTACACCAGCTTCGACATTGGGGCGCCGGCCAACACCATCTGCTGGATTTGGCAGACCGTAGGCGACCGCATCTCCCTGCTGGAGTGTCTACGAGGTGGAGACGACTGTGCTACGCCAAGCGCCTGGGCGGCACGGCTCCGCGCCAAGTCATACCGCTATGGCTGCCACATCCTGCCTCACGATGGCGAAGTAAGCTGGGCTGTGCTGCTCCGCGAGGCCGGGCTGCAAAGCGTCATCTGCCTACCGAGACCAAGCAGCGAGTGGGACAACATCAATGATGGCATCACGGCATTCAATCGATGCTGGTTTAACTCGGTTGGTTGCGCCTACGGAGTCGAGTCACTAGAAGCGTACCGGGCAAAGGAGGAGAGCGACGGTCAAACGATCAAGAACGTACCCGTCCACGACTGGGCATCCCATGCTTCGACTGCATTCGGCTATGTCCACCAGGCTATCCGGCGAGGGCTGACGGCTGATCGCAGCGCCATGCCAAACAAAGTCATGTCTGGGCTGCGTCCGCCACCGATACGGCGCTTGGGCCGGCACAATACCGGCAATGCCAAGCCTGGAAACTTTGATGTCTGGTAACAGTCCAGTCGAACGAGCAGCAGCGGTGTACACGACCGAGCCATGCGCTCGCACGTTCCGCCAGGATCTAGAGTTCTACCTGATCAACGGCTGGGTGATAAGCACACCGAGCGTGTTCGTGATGGCTAGGCCAGTACTATCCAGCGCCACCCAGCTAGATATCACAGGCCAGCGCATTTTTACGGAGACTGATGCTTGGCTGATCTATCTACTGGCCGGCGATATCACAGAGGCATGGCGCTATCTACCGTACGAATTACCCAAGATAATACTGGAACGGAAAAACGTGTTGCGCTGTTGGGATCTGTCTGCATTTCGTAATCGGAGTAAACGCAAATCATGAACTTCACTCACCCATTTTACCCACGCGACAATAAGTTTCACAAAGGCTTTGGTGGTATGCTTGATCCTGTGCTAACCAAGCTTGTAGCGAAAAAGGCAAACAGCAACGCAGATGTTGTTGCTGGGCTTATGGGCAAATCAATTGCTGACGATGCATTAAAAACCAAATCCTACGATAAAAGCGCCCAACGCATCGCCAGCGCTCCTAGTAATAATCTATTACAGGAAATCAAGAAGCAAAAAGGCGGCGGCATTCTCTTAGGCTAAACCTTAACAACATGAACTTCACACATCCTTACTATCCCCGCGACAATACGTTTGGCAAAGGCGACACGCCGCCCGCTCCAATACCAATCCCTCCAGTCACCAATTCTAATGCTGATGCTGCCATTGCTGCTCGCCAATTAAAAGAGCGCCGCAAAGCTGCTTACGGCTTGGCAGATACGCTGCTTGCTGGTGGAGATGAAGGCATGGGCAACAAGACCCTGCTCGGATGAAGTACAAAGCTGTAGTCGCCTCGCCTGAGTTGGCCTCGTCTCTCATCCGAGAGGCGGATGCATTGCGTGCAGAGCGCAGTAGCATCGACGCTCTTAACCAGGAGATAGCGGACTACATCATGCCGCGCAAAAATCAGATCAACAAGACCAACACCCAAGGTACTGATTCGCCGGAAGAGGAGTTATACGACCTGACCGCGGTGCGTGATAGCCAGATCTTGGCCGCCGGCCAGCTGGACTACTTGGTTTCTGGTCGATGGTTCCAGTATGATCCTCCAGCAGTACTGTCAGCCGGCGCCCGGCCTGATGACGAGGCGCAGCAGTATTGCCAACGCTGCACCGAGATTGTGCTACGCGAGTTGGCGAACAGCAATTTTAACACCGAGCTACATGAGATGTTGCTCGACCGTTCAACCTTTACCCATGCCAGTCTATTCGTCGAAGAGCTTAGCGATGACACAGAGGGTGTTGTGTTTAACTTTCGCAAAGATGACGTTGGCACTTATTCTATCGCAGAGAACAACCGTGGACGGGTAGACAAGGTCTTCCGCGACTTTGAGTTTACCGCTCGCCAAGCAATACAGGAGTTCGGTGCCGAGAATTGCAGCAAGGCAATTTTGTCCGCAATGGAGGACAAAAGCCAATGCGACATCAAGAAGTTCCAGTTCATCCACGCTTGCTATCCCCGCCCACTTGAGCAGCAGAACCCAAAGAAGCTCGACCCTAAGTTCTTTCCCATTGCCTCGGTCTATGTTGATTGCGCCGACAAGCGTGTAGTCCGCGAGTCCGGCTTCCCGGAGATGCCTTACATTGCCACCCGGTTCCTTAAGTGGGGCAAGTCACCGTACGGCTACTCGCCAGCAATCGAAGCCTTGCCCGCGGTGCGCCAGGTTAACCTGATGACCAAGCACATGGCTGCTCTCGGTGAGATTGCTGCATGGCCGCGCATCCTGGTGCCGCATGGGCTTACGTCCCGCCTCGACCTTTCGCCCGGTGGCGAGACCGTAGTTGACCCCAACGTGCCGGCTGATGCCTGGCCGCGGGAGTTCGGTACTGGCGGACGATGGGACATTGGCGAGGCGCTCATCAGGCAAGTCCAAGAACAGATCCATAAGACTTTCTTCGTAGACCTCTTTCAGATGCTGGCCAACCTAGAGCGTGGACAGATGACCGCTTACGAGGTGAGCGCTCGAATCGCAGAGAAGGTGCGTACGTTCTCCCCAACCTTTGAGCGCTTATCACAAGAGGTGTTCCGCCCATTGCTCACCCGCTGTTTCTCAATTGCTTTCCGCCGCAAGATGCTACCGGAAGCGCCGAGATCAATGCTGGTCATCCAGAATGGCAGCGACATGGCTGCTCTAGCTATGCCTCAGATCATCCTGACTGGCAAGATGGCGCTCCGCATCAAGGAAGTGGAGAATACTGCATTTTTGCAAGCTATGGAAATCATCGCTCCGATGGCTCAGTACGCTCCAGAGGTTCTGCACAACATCGATTACGACGAAGGCGCCCGCGCCATCCTCCGCAACTACGGCGTAGCAGCCAACGTAGTCCGCAGCGTTAAAGACCGTGACGAGATGCGAGCCGAAATACAGGCAGCCCAGGCTCAAGCCGCTCAGATGGAGCAAGCAGCCATGGCCGCCAAAGCAGTTCGTGATGTAGGCGCCGCCCCAGAAGATATGCGCGAGCAGATTGGCTCCGCTGTCACCGGCGAAATTGAAAAACTATGATCCAACCACCCATCCGTCCCTTAACTGAGGACGAAGCACGCCGCGAGCGTGAGCGCCAGAGACTGCTTAACGCTTACGTTGCCGTTTTTGGCTCGTCCGAGCATACCCGTACCGACGCCCAAAAGCTGGTGATGGCTGACATGGAGTCGCGTGCGTACTTCCACAGGACAACGCTGGTCGCCATCTCAAAGGACGGTCACTCGGACGCTCAGTTTAACGCAAGCGCTGAAGGTCAGCGTCTGTTTATGCTCAACACCCAAGCCCTTATCCGGTCTGGGACTGCCTCTTTCCTGTCTGACAGTACTGAAACAACCGTTCGCAAGAAACCCAAAACCAAATGAGTGAAGTAATCCCATCCGCCTCAAGTCCCGCACCTAGCTCTCCAGCCGCGGCAGCGCCGGCTTCAGTTAGTTCGCTAATTGCTGCATCAACCGCACCAGTTGCGCCGTCATCACCAGGATCAAGCAGCCCGGCAGCAGCAGCTGCTACTGCTCAGCCTAGCGCATTCTCAATTTACGCCGAAGGTGGACTGCACCCAGATCTCGCAAAGCTGGTCGCCGGCGATGAGTTCAAAGGCGCTCGCAGCGTTCTCCAGAAATACGCCAAAGCCGAGGATCCCAACAAGGCACTAATGCTTGGCCTGTCTAACCTCAACTACTTGGCCAGCCAGAAGGGACTTGAGCCATTGCCGGCTGACGCACCTGACGCAGTCAAAACTGAGTTTGAGCAGAAACTCCGCAAGATCACCGGCGCACCGGAGAAGCCAGAGGATTACGGGTTCAAGCGCCCAGAGGGAGTGCCTGAGAATATGTTCAGCGAGGAGTATGCCAGCGAAGTGTCCAAGATTCTGCACAAGCACTCCGCTTCGCCTCAACTGGCCAAGGATCTACTAGCATTTGACGCCACCTTCGGTCAGCAGAAGCTGGAATCGACGAAGCAGAGTGTCGTCCAAGCTGCTCGCGCCGAGCTTAGTCGCGTCTATGGCAACAAGCTCGACTCTGCTTTGATGGATGCCGAGCGTGGAATCGACATCGCATCCGGCCTGACCAACATCCCAGCGGACTCGCTTCGCCAATCGGCAACCAACAACCCGATGATGATTCAGCTGCTGGCTGCAATCAAGACCGCTACAGCCGAGGACACTCGCGCCGATGGTCAGCCGGCAGGATCGTCCCGTAGCTATATTGAACAGGCCGATGCCATTATGACCGACCCCAGCAATCCGTATCACGGAGACTGGAAGAGCGGTGATACTGCTCGCCAAGGCCGCGCAAGTGCTGAGCGCCAGCGCTTAATCAAACTACACCTGGCTACAGGACGCTAATGGCACGCAAGAAACGTCATGATGTAGATCTGGATGAGCAGTTGGATGAGAGTCCAGCTGCCACCCAGGCGCCGGCAACCAAGCGTCACTACCTTGAGTTTAAGCCCAGGCCACAGCCTGTTGACGCAGACGGCAATCCCTTGCGCTGGTATATGCTGCTCGAAAAGAAGCAGCCTAAAAAATTAAATATAAAACCGCTTGACGGTGATAATATATCGCAGCAGTAAGTAAGGAGCAAGGTGCGCTCACCCGGTTTACCGAAGCGTATTAGCAAGCTGTCTCGGCTCATCCGAGGCAAATGCCGTGTAGGCCCGTAAGGGATACCCGAATGGCGATTGGTACGAAACCTAACGTCAGTTCACAACTTTTATAACCTATACTACAATGCCTGCTTTATTTGAAATCGGAAAACACATCCAGATCGACTACGAGCGAGTCTGGCAACATCGTCTCCAGGAGACTGCCTCCCACCTCGCTGAGTGTGTGACCAAAGTCCCTGTTAATGGCGAACGCAAACGCATCTCCCAGCTGTCTCAGCAGGGTATGCGCGAGATCACCGGGCGTGCGCTGCCCACCATTGCCGCGGCTCCGGCTACCAACGTTCGCTGGCTTCTGTGCAAGAAGTTCGAGAACCCCCAGCTGATCGATGAATGGGATGAGGCCGATCTCGGTCTCCTCGCCACTCCTCAGTCCGCTTACATTGAGGGAGATGTCTTCGCCTACAATCGCCAGATCGATGCCACCATCGTCTCGGCGCTCAACGGTAATTCCGTTACCGGCGACGAAGGCACCACCCTGACCGCTCTTCCTGCCGGCCAGATCATTGGTAAGAGCTTCGGCGCCTCCAACACGGGTCTTACCTTCGCCAAAGTGGCCGAGGCGAAATACCGCATGGACAATGCCTTTGTTCCCCAGATGAACCGCTACTTCATCTGCTCTCCCCAGGAGGAGTTGGATCTCATCACCAACGTGATTGAGCTTAAGTCCAGCGACTTCACCCAGGTTCAGCCCATCACCGATGGCAGCCTCAATGGCAAGACCTGGATGGGCTTCTACTGGAAGACCCAAGTCCGTGACTTGCCTATCTCGGAGGCTAACACCCGCCGCGGTTTCGCATTCCACAAGGACTACGTCACCTTTGGCGACGGCGAGCGCCGCGTTACCATCGACATCCTCCCCACCGACTCCCATGCTATCCAGATCCGCAGCCGTTGCCGCATGGGCGCGACTCGTCGTCAGGAAGAGGGTGTTGTCGCTATCGACAGCTATCACGCTTAATCATCAACCCAATAGGAGACTACTAACATGGCTACACTATACGGCGCTCTTGCCGCTCTACAAAACAGTCCTTCCAACAAGACCCCAGTTGGGCCTTTGGAGGCTTTCCCTAACAGCCGCACGCTGCTTCTGCGCTATACTCAGACTGGTTCTGAGGCTGCCAGCGACATCGTTCGTCTCTATAAACTGCCTCCCGGCGCTATTGTCATCCCACAGCTTAGTGCTGTGACAAGCAGCGGCGTGAGCGCAACCACCGCAACTATCACCGTTGGCGACTATAAGCCAGACGGCACGGTTCTTGATGCGGATCGTTACTCGACTGCGCTGAACGTGCAGGCCGCGGGCGACGACTCCTTCACCGGAGGCGTTGCTGCTGCCACTCCGTTCGTTACCACGG